AATTCGTTAAGATTTCCCATTTTGTCTTTATGACCTATGGTTAAAAGGTTATCTCCAAACCTTACTTTCATTATTGCATTTGTTTTCATGCTTCACGAAGTTCTGTTATATTATTATTAAACTCAACAATCAACCGTTCAATCTCATTTGAAGGAACAAGTCCGAGATTTGCGCAGTTACTTTTAAAATCTTCCAGATGCCTCGTTTTTACTGAGAATGACACCACTATTTTTCTCTCGCTTCTAATCTTTTTAGTATTAGCCATAATATTTTTATTTATAATTTGTGTAAATATATGAAATAATTAATAAACTATTTGGAATTGTTAAAAACTATTTGTTAATTTGTATTCGAGAGGCAAATTAAATATTATATCCATGCTACCAATTAGACAAAATTTAGGAGAAGATAATTGCACCTACTTCACAGTAGAGAAGGACGAGGATAGCGGAGAATGGTGTGCCGTTTCTACACGTAACCGGATAATAATAAAACAATCCTTTGGAATAGGAGGAACATTTGACGAGGCGTGTACAGAAAGAGGCAGATTGATTAACTCTTTTTGGAGTGGTAAGCTCAATTAAAATATAGTTGCCGGACTTATAACCGGACGTTAAATTTAAAATTAGCAGCCGTAAGGCTGTTTGGAAGTGGTGAAGCATAGTAGCCACTTCCTGCTTTTTTCCTTAAAAAATCAATTCAATGACAACACTACTTTTTACAACAACAGAAATAATCGCCTTTGGGGTGATAGCTACGATGTTCGCGGTCTTATTTGGACTTGGAATAACTATCTTGTTCTGGATTTACACGATGAAGAAGGACGAAAGCGTGAGCGAACACATGGATGAGATTGAATACGAATATGAATTTTGGTTAGAAGAAGAAGATGTAAGAGTTAAAAATAACTAATCATGGAAGAACACGAACCTTACTACTATCAAGACAATGATTTAGAAACACCTTCGGAGGACTGCCCACATTGCGAAAGCGATAGGAAAGTATATGAATACTATAATGCTGAAACAGGCGAGGACACTTACAGATGTCTGGACTGCGATAAATATTTTACAATTTAATCTCAAAAATTATGAACAAAATGGAATTGATTACGGCTCCTGTCATTAAGCACGACATGGTAGCTATCGGTAAAACAGTAGATGCAAGGCTAAAGAAACTTAATGTTTCCGGGCTTGTGGTTACTGAAGATACCATCCAGTCGCTTAAAGCACTAAGGGCTGAGTTAAATAAGGAATTCACAGGCTACGAGGCGCAACGCAAAGCTCTCAAGCAGGCAGTGGCTAATCCTTATATGGAATTTGAAGCTATCTTTAAAGCTGAGATAGGAGAGAAGTTTAAAAAAGCTACCGATGAGCTGAAAGATAAAATCGGAGACTTTGAAATTAAACTCAAGGTCGAGAAGAAAGATAACGTTTTAAGATATTTTACTGAGTTATGTGCTGCCGAAGAAATAGGATTCCTTAAATTCTCTGATCTTAATTTGAATATTACTCTGTCTGTAAGCGAGAAGAAATACAAAGAGCAATGTAATGCCTTTGTTGAGCGAGTTAAAGACGACTTAATGTTGATCCAAACCAGCGAGTACGAAGCTGAGGTAATGACTGAGTACAAAAAGACTTTGAGTGCATCTAAAGCCTTAACAGAAGTCAAAGAGCGTAAAGATGCTGAGAAGATGGAGAAAGCAAGAATCAAATTAAATATGATTCAGAAGAGAACGGCTTTACTTAGTTCTATCGGAGTATTTTTCCATGCAATGACCAAGACTTATAACTGGATAGAAGATGATGCCTTTTACATTACGGAAGCTCATGTTGAGAGTTTGTCCGATGAAGATTTTAGAGATAATTTCGTTGAAATGGAAGCTGCCATTAAAGAGCAGATGGGAAAAAAAGCCCCTACTCCGGTTGAAGAGCCAACTCCTACACAGCCAGAACCAATTAAAAAGCCAATACTAAAAGCTCCTTTGAAGGCTCCGACCGTAAAAGCTCCGATTGCAAAAAAAGCAGAAATATTCAAAGCCAATTTTGTATGTGAAGGGACTATGACTCAATTGAAAGCATTGGGACAATACATGAAAGATAATTCAATCACTTATAAAAATATAGAATAATATGGGACAAGTACCAGTAAAATCGGTAGCTAATTTTCTTAGTATGCCGTCAACAAACAAATTTCTCGAAGCTACTTTGCAAGAGAAAAGAGCAGAGTTCGTTAGTAATTTAATTGCAATGGCAGATGCAGACAATAATCTTGCAGCCTGCGATCCTGGAGCCTTAATGAAGTGCGCTTTAAATGCAACAGCGTTAAATCTTCCGTTAAACAAAAATTTAGGATACGCCTATATCATTCCGTATAAAGGTATTCCTTCATTCCAAATCGGTTACAAAGGAATCATCCAGCTTGCTATCAGAACAGGAGCATATAAGTTTATCAATGCAACTGAAATTAAAGAAGGGGAGATTGACCGCAACAAGATCACCGGAGAATTAACCTTTAATGGAGATAACGAAGAAGGGAAAATAGTCGGATATGTTGCGTTCCTTGAATTAATGACTGGGTTCACAGCTTCTCTTTATATGTCTATTGACGAAATGGAGAAGCACGCATTGAGATTCTCAAAGATGTACGGTGCTGATAAAAAATACAAGACGCGCAAATCTAAATGGAGTGATCCTGACGCACGTTTAAAAATGGCTCTTAAAACAGTTCTTAAAGGATTACTCGGAACTTATGGATTAATGACTACTGAGTTTGCTAAAGCGTTTGATTCCGATAACGACAGCGCAGAGGCAGCTCCGTCAGGAAACAGAGTCGAGGAAGCAGAAGTAGTTTCACAACCAGAGCCGGAAGTTAAAAAAGAGCCTAAAACCGTTCAAATATAATGTACAACATTATCTCATCCGGGAGCAAAGGAAACGCTATAATCTACGAGGGATCTATCCTTGTGGATTGTGGCGTTTCTTTTAGTTTAATCAAGCCTTATGTTTACGACTTACAGCTTGTCCTACTCACGCATTTACACGGAGATCACTTTAATTGGGCTGCCTTAACTAAACTTTCATACGATAGACCAACTTTAAGATTTGCCTGTGGCGAACACATGGTTGATCGCATGGATGGCATTAAGAATATTGACATCATGCTTCCGGGAGAGATGTACGATTATGGAGAGTTTCAAATATCTCCAATAAAACTGTATCACGACATACCAAATTTCGGTTATAGGATATTCAAAGAAGGTAGAAAAATAATTCACGTAACAGATACAGCCCATTTAGAAGGTATTACCGCGAAGGATTATGATTTATACGCATTAGAACATAACTACAACGAAGACATAGTCGATGAAATAATAAAGCGCAAAAAAGAACTTGGAGAATTTTGCCACTTGGAAGGAGCCATAAATTCACATTTAAGCGAACAACAGGCAAGAGATTTCTATTTTAACAACAAAGGAGAACACTCTAAAATTATAAGATTACACGAGAGTTCAACAAATTATTAAAACATAAAACATGGACGATATTTTAACAAATGCAAATAAAATAATAGCCAATGCTGACGAGATAGAAAGGCTCGTTGACGACTTAGAGGATGCTGCAACGGCAAAAGCTCAGTCCAGAGCAGACTACGCTAAAGCAATAGCAATAGAAATATTAAAATTAAAGAACGGAGTCACTATCAGTTTTGAAGAGCAGGCTATTATCAAGCCCACGGCAGACGAGAGATCCAAAATTGCAGAGGCAATATGCTACGATGAGGTATTTAATAAAGATGCTTTTGATAATCTATATAAAGCTCTGATTGTCAAGATAGACGCTCGAAAAGCTATTATGAACGGATACCAGAGTATTAACAAAGTAATTCAATAAAATGAACACACAAAAAGCAATAAGCATACTAATTCAAGCCGACTCATTTCAACAATCAGTCCTGGATGCGATAACGGATGCTACAAACGGCAGGATAAATCCCTTGAAAACTATTGAAATAAATGATTCGTTTGCAAAACTACGCGAAGTCATCGCAGGGAACCAACGAACGAACACAATTGTATTACACGAAATTCAAGAAATTGTGTTTGAAATTACTGGAGCCACAGAGGAGCAAATGAGATCCAGAACCCGGAAAAGAGAAATTGTCATGGCTCGGCAGGCGATTATGTCATTTTATCGGAGAATAGGGAAAAATATATCTTTACGCGAAGCAGGAGAAGTTTATGACAAGGATCATGCGACAGTCTTACATTCGATTAAAACCATGACCGAATTAAACGACACCAGTAAGCAATTTAGGGTAATGTTTAAGCCTTTATGGACATTTGCAATCAATGAGGTTGGAGGCACAAAGAAAAATTTTAATCTTAGAGTAACATCAATATAATGAGAGATACAGCCAAATGTGCTTGTGGGAGAAAAATACCACAAAGATATGGTTCTACTATCCAGAACAAGCAATGCCCTAGCTGCACTCTTTTAAACCTATCCTCTGGGGACACAAATAAGGTTAAAAGAGGATTAAAGCAAAAGATAGCGAATACCACTGTAAAAAAAAGAAAGTCCGTTAAAACGTCTAAAAATACCAAAAAGAGTATTGTTAAAAAACTTGATATTGCATGGTCGAAGCTGGTTAAAATTAAAGGAGATCATAAATGCGCTGTCTGCGGAAAGACTAAATCATTAAATTCACATCACATTACATCCAGAGCTAACCATTCTATAAGGTGGAATTTAGATAATGGTATATGTTTATGCGTAGGACATCATATAGGAGTAACCTTTTCTGCTCATAAAACTCCAATAAAATTTATCTACTGGTTGGAAGATAGGATGGGAAAAGAGTTTTTGAATAAGTTAATAATGAAAGGTAATAGCACTTATCATTACCATCTGTTTGAGCTGGAGGTTATGTTAAAGGAGTTAAATAACGAAATAGTCAATCATGGGAAAGTACAGTAAATATAAAGGAGTTTCTCATACCAAAGACCCAAGAACAGCTAAAAGAACGATATGGAGAGCTGCATGGAGCTATGAAGGAATCAAATGTTATAAAAAATGTGATACCGAGAGAGAGGCTGCGATAGCTTACGATAAAATGAGGATTAATAGAGGATTAGAGCCTGTAAATATATTTAAAAGAAAAATTGAATAGTAAAGTCCCTGTAATTTCGGCATACCATAGTCGGCAGGGACTTATTTTAAAGAATTAAGCATGGTATTTGAAAAATATATACAAGTTGAAAAAGAATACATACCTAGGAGATGCTGCACCGATATTCTATTAAAAAAACTCAGAGCAGTAGGGATTAAAACTACCGGATATGACCGGGATATGGAGCCGATCCTAAAAGATAAAGGATTTGGACTTCCAATTCAAGAGGAAGAGTATTGGCATTTTATGGTAAATCATAAATACCAGAGATATTGCCTTAACTACTCTGACGCACTCGCAGAAGAATTACTTTTCCTTAATCAATTAAATTTATTATAATTAGTAAAGTTTTTACACTAAATTATTATATATTAATTATTATATATTACATTTGTACCAAATAAATATAATTTAATGATTATGAAAACACAAATTGAGATGAAACGTGAATTATTTGGAGTTCAAATTAAACAACAATCCAAAACTGAATTTTTCAGTGCCACTGATTTAACGAAAGCAGGCAATATGTGGAGAAGGAGCCGTGGAATTGGAGACTTCAACCTGTCTGTATTTTTAAAATCAAAAGGAACTGCTGAATTCATTAAAGAGCTGCACGACAAGTATGCCATCGTGATAAGCAAAGGGAGAGGTAGAAACTCTCAGACATGGGTACATCCGCTCCTTTTTATAGATATTGCGTTAGCTATCAATCCTAAATTAAAAGTAGAGGTGTATGAGTGGCTATTTGATAACCTTATTAAATTCAGGAATGACAGCGGAGATTCGTACAAAGAAATGAGCGCGGCAATTTGGCAGCGATTCCAAAACAAGAGAGAATTTCCTAAATATATTGCGAGAGTTGCAAAACACATAAGGAAATCCTGTAAAATCGAGGATTGGAACACCGCAACCGAAGATCAATTAAGACTAAGAGATAAAATACATTATTCAATAAAGACTTTGACCAATGTATTAACAAGCACAGATGAAGCTGTAAGACTTGGAGTTAATGAACATTTAAACTAAAGTTATGAATCACGAAGAGAAAAACAAAATGACGGACTATTTAATAGCGATTACAATAATTTTTATAATTGTATCTATTTTTGCTGCGATCCGGGCAAACGCTCAGTCTGAAATAAGCATTGAAGATGCAAAGAGTTTAGGTAATATAATAAATGCAATGTTTTAACAAATAATTTATTATATTTGCTTTTAAATTAAAAGTAACCACAATGAAATTAGAGAATACATATTTTATCATAAGCCCGACAAGGGTAAAATTAACAGGTTCGTGTGGTTACTTTCCTGTTTTTTTTATGTCTTGTTGGGTATTTTTATTTTATAGATATGGCTGAAAACAAAAAATCAGTGTTACTTTATTGCGATATAATCCATACGGTTGAAAAATTAACCGATGAACAATCAGGAATATTATTCAAACATTATTTGCGCTATATCAATGACCTAAATCCAAAAACTGACAATCTAACGGAGATAATATTTGAACCAATAAAACAAAATCTTAAAAGAGATTTACTAAAATGGGATGAAACAAAAGAAAAACGAAGTTTAGCAGGAAAAGAAAGTGCAAGAATAAGGGCTTTAAAAAAGGAACAAACGTCAACAAATCCAACAAGTGTTGAAAGTGTTAAACAAACGTCAACAAATCCAACTGTTAATGTTAATGTTAATGTTAAAGGTAATGTAAGTAAAAGTATAAAAAAAAGAGAGAGAGATTTTAAAGAATCTCTCACACCCTATTTAGAAAAGTATGGAAAGGATCTTCTTAATGAATTTTATTTTTATTGGACAGAACATGGAGAAAAAGATTTAAAAATGAGATTTGAGAAAGAAAAAAGTTTTGGCATCGCTCGAAGATTAGGAACTTGGATTAAAAACGAAAATAAATTTAATAATGAAAAGAATAGGACAAATAACAAGGGATTTGAAAGTGATACCACAAAAGAAGCAGTTAGGGCGGTTGCAAACGGATTTGTCGATTACACACCAGAAACTTAGCAATAAATCTAAATTAGTATTAAAATCATTTCCTAAGGCTGAAAGTTTCGCAACAGCGTTTAATCTTGACAGTTGTGATGAAAGGTATATCGGAATAAAAACAAATTTGGACGGGTTGAAGTCCAATACAATAAAGCTCCGAGAATTATCAGATTGCTACGGAGATGAAAATATATCTAACTGGATTGCGGCTTGGTTAATTTCAATTTCATCATATATGAATTTTGAAATAAGTACACAGCAAGCAAAATCAACATCTATGATGATATTGGAAGAGTTATACATGCTGAATATTGCAGAGTTTACTTTTTTCTTTAAACAGATAAGAAAAGGCATATTTGGTATTTTTTACGGTAAATTTAACGGACAAACTATTTTAATAGCTTGTAAAGAATTCCGCAAAAACAGAGGTAGGATATTATCTGACATGAATTATGATGAACAAATTCTTTATAAATAATGCGGCAATGAGCGAGAAAGAGCAGAATGAATTAATAAATTAAAGTTATATAAGAAATAAACGGAGCCTTAGCGGAGTTAATGACATTGAACGGTAAATGTAAGTTTTGAATTTAAACCGATTGAATAAAATAAAAATGAACAAGAAAGACAAAGAAAAATTAATGTTAGCGGATGATTTAACTGACTATATTTACAAGAAACATACGCAAGAAGAATGTGCTGGATTTGCAGACGGGTATAAAGCTGCACTACTAAAGGTTGAAATTTTAAATTTACATGGTGTTCCCCAGCAACGCAAACAATTGTGTGGCTTTTTTAGAAGAACATGAAGTTGCTGGATACGCGGAATTTTCAGAGAGATATTTTGAAATAGAAGTCGATGAATTTTTTAAAAGCAATTTGTAGTGGGTAACGTTTAGTTGTCGGTTTTTAAACGGAATTTAAAAAAATATTATGGAAAAATTAATTGATGAAATGGATGGGCTATTTAAACAAGTTGTTAAATACTACCCAATGAAAGATTTAGCGGAAACTAAAAGACAGTGGAACAGCTTAGTATCTGAGTTTAAAAACTGCAATTTAGCTTGTGTTAGCAATTCGGTTTGTCCACACTGTAATTCAATAAATACTATTGAAGCTGCGAATAGAGTATGCCTTGATTGCAACGAAACATTTAATTGTGGGCAAAATGATTGGTAACGGTTTGGCTATGTTTAGTTGCCTAACGATAAACTTCAAAAACTAAGCACAATTTTTCAACGGCAATTAAATATGAGCCGTTGTTATAAAACGTTCTTGAGCGATGGCAGTTTCTAAAAAAGATAGAGAAATAATATTTAGTAAATACGGAGGTAAATGTGCTTATTGTGGCGACACATTACAAAAGGGATGGCACGTAGATGAATTGCTACCAGTGCGTAGAAATATGAAATATAATAAGGATAAATCAAAATTCGTGCATGATGGCACTTACGAGCATCCTGAGCGATTAAATATTGATAACCAGATACCAAGTTGTCCAAGCTGCAATATTAACAAACACTCAATGAGTTTGGAAGAGTTCAGGAATTTAATTGCGGGATTTATGAAGCACCTGAATGAAGTAAGCACTCAATATAAGATTGCAAAAAGATATGGATTAATTAATGAAACAATAAAACCGATAGTGTTCTATTTTGAGCGTGCGTCGGCAAATGTTTTATAACGTGCCGTCTAAACGCAGTTTAGTTTTTGTGAAAGAATTTAAAAAAATATTATTACGATGGAATTAAAAAAGTTATTCGACAATTTATCAGATTGTTATGCTGATACATGGATAGAAATGAATGGTAAAATGAAAGAAGGACAAGTAATACCAGCTATGACATACGGTGCATTTTGTGAAGCTGTAAATATTGTTTTGAAGGCTGGGAACAAAAAGTAAAGTCGAAAGGACTTATAAGTGCTGCCGTTAAATTGCGTTTAGACTTTGTTCTATTGCGTTGACTTCACGGTCAAGTACTGATACCTTTCGAGTTTAGACGGCACGTTCAATTGCATGGTGTTTTGGGAATTGCGAAACGATAAAATTATTTTCAATTTTTGAGCAGCAATGGAAAAACAGCCGTAACGCAGTGAAGGCAATGCAATTGAACGGTTTGGGTATGAAGCGTTTTTATTTACGGACAATTAAACACAAATGATTATGAATAGAACTAAAATTATTGAGCATTACAAAAAGTTTATGGAACTTGATAAAATGCAGGAGGATTACCAAATTGATATTGATTGGATGGAAGCGTTCATAGAAGATAATAACTTAGTAAATAAAAATGATTTATTACCCGTTGTTAGCGGTAGTTGCACCGATGGTAAACACCGCAGACAAATAACTGAAAAGGAATTGAAACTTGCTGCTAAAGAAGTAAGATTAGAATGGGGACTAATCGAGTACCTTATAAACAAAGTACGTAAAATGCAAGTTAACAGCGGCAATTACCGCTAACGATGGGTATAAGAGCCGTTTTTTTCAATGGCTTTTATACCGTGTTACCTACTGGTGCGACTTTAAACGATAAAACTTAATTAATAGAACTGAACCAAAACCCAACAACTTTGAAAAAGTTGAAGAGCGTGGGCTTTTTTCTTTTACGGATGAACCTACAAAGGCTGATTAGATGCACGAATGTAGCACTTGCAGCTAACGTTTGTGTAAGTTGCGTTGAACACTGACTTTGATTAAATGAACGAATGTAGTTTTAAAAGTTTTTAGGGAGGGTTTTCTTATATTGTTTGTATATGCGGGATATATTATATATATTTGAATATTAATTATAAAATATATTTATATGAAAAAGATTATCGAGATTCCAGATGAAATTGTAAAGGAATTAAAAATCATGGCGGTTAAAAATGATACTGACCTGAAAAATTACATTCAAAATTTAGTCGCAAAACATTATGAATTTAGTAATGTAACAGAAATGGCTTCATACGCTGTTGAAGATGGGCAAAGCATGAGGTTTATTTGGAACTATTTAATTCAAACTTATCAGGGGATTCAAGATGAAACGTTTGATTATGGTGATTTTAAATTTGAATCATTAATTGATTTTTTAGAATACGTTAAACACGTATGCAAAACAGCAATAGAATCTATAAAAACTGAAATGGAGGACGAAAATTATGAATAATTTTGCAAAAACAGTAGAAATTACTATTGAACAATTATGTGATTGTGCTAATGAGAAAGAAAATAAAGGTCTTGATATTGATTCAGGATTAGGAGAAGTTGTTATTGGTGGAATTGAATACCAAATCCAGTTATCATTTAAATCTGACAAAAAGACTTGGTGCAAAGAAAACGAAGTAAGAATGTCTGAGGTTGTTAAGATTCATTAAAGTTTTGAAAAAACTTATGCGCGAGGGCAAAACTTTTAAAACGGTATGATTAAGCAGCGAATTATAATAAATGAAACGGGCAATGCAATTTACACCTTGTTGTATTGCCGGGTTTTCCGGCTACCGTTTGCCTGGCAGTTCGTTTCATTTTAAACCACCTTTTTGACAGGCAAATGGAATACAACGGCAAGAATAAACACTTTTAAATTTTAAACATGAAAGATAAAATAAAAGAAACGACAAAATTACTTGCAAAAGGAATGATTAGTATAAAAGAAGCCGATAAAATTTTATTGGGTTTATTTAATGTTAGCAATAACGCAGTGGCGGTTTGCGGAGAACTTGGATTTAAGTGTAGATTTCGCAAAGGCGAGTACTGTTACAGTATAGATGAATGCTCATTAAAAATGGAGCAAACTGATTGCTAACGTTTAGTATAAGAAGCGTTGCGAAATAAATATTAATAACTTTTAAATTAAAACATGATACCAAAAAATAGCAAAATACCTAAATTAAAACATGATGCAAGCAATGATTTTTATACACTGTTAGGTAACGTTGATATTAAATATTCTGGAATACCTAATATTTGTTTTTCTCTCACAGACGAAAATGATGATAGAGAAAAAGATTTTATTAAACAAAGAATAGAAAAAGGGTTTGACGAAAGCGAAACATGGTCATTAAGAGATACGATTGCTAATTTTATAATACCAAGATTAGAGTTATATATAAAAATAACACCAAGCGAAATTGAGGTTGAGCAAATGGATGAAATTAAATCTTTTTTGAGTGCCATGAAGTTAGTAGCAAGAGATAGAGGTTCTTTAATCTTAACCGATAAAGAAAAAGAAATATTAGATAACGGATTACAAAACTTTCATAAAATCTTTTTAGGATTATGGTGGTAATGTTGCCTAACGTTGAGTATATGAAAAGTACAGGAGATAAAAGCAGAAACCTACCTGATACTCACAAAACTTAAAAAAGTGGTACAACTGCATAAATCAGCACTTAACCCTGTATTTTTTATATACATTGTTACCTGCCGTTAATTTTAAAAATATGTTAATATTAGATAAAGGATTATATAGATTAACTCGTGATTTCCAAAATAGAGGAAGCATTAGTATTGGGACTTTAAAAAAAGGTACTTTGATAAATGTAACGCAGATTGATTTTGAATACCATAAAGTTATGGCTGACCAATTTGCAGACTGGAATTTTTGGGAATTGCCACTTGAACCTGTTGTGTTGGATAATGGCAGGTAACGGTTTGGCTATGCGTAGTTGCGGAAATTAACACTAAATTTTATAGATAATGACTAAAATAATAACAGATAATAGTAAAGTGAACATTAACTTATTAAAAGAGAATGAGCTTCTAAAAAAGGAAAATCAAAAACTAGAACTTGATAAACAAGCACTAACACAGCAATTACGTATAGGTGTTGTTGTAGGTAGTGCGTTATTGAAAGACTTACTTGATGGTAGTGAAGAAGTTATTACAATTAATGGACTGAGATTTACAGGAACACACGAAGAAAAAATTAAGCAGGTGTTTGATAAGCACGGAATAAAATATGAAATACCGTTTTAGCATTACCTACAACGGTTTGGCTATGTTGTCGGATTTTGTTTTTCACAAAATATGCAATATAGGTAGTGTTATACCCTGTTTTTTTGAGTGTTTGGAAAATAATTTACAGAAAAGTGTATTTTTATTTGGTAGTTAGTACAGATTATTGTAGATTTGTAGTATAATAATTAAAACAAAACAAAAGAAATTATGAAATTCAATAAAAAAGGTCAAAACGTAATAACAAGAGAAAATGAAATAAATGTAATTGCCTTCAAAATACAAAATAGTGATGACATTATTTTAGGCAGAACAAATGAAAAAGGTTGGATTGTTAAAACATCTGACGGTATTATGATTTACTCTACTAATGAAATGGAAGAAATATACATTTTAGATTTAATTGAAAGTGATTTAGAACGTTTAAATTGGACTGCATAATGAGCAAAGAATTAATAAAATGGAGTGTGCTGAGCCGTAAATTAAGCGGTTCAGATAACTCTATACGACCAAATAAAGTACCTAAAAAATACGAACGTAAAGTTAAACGATTATTGTTTATTCTCGATTTGTGGGAGCGTTGGGCAAATAGGGTATAACGGTGGTAATATGAACCGTTTTTTCAATGGTTTATATTTAGTGTTGTATGTCTGGTGCGATTATTAACCACAAAATTTGATTAAATGAACGAATTTAAAAAAGAAAAAAGGGGAGGGATTTGTTTTTATAACTGTGATAATATCGAGTTTATGAAAACTAAGCCTGATAATTATTATGATTTGGCAATAGTTGACCCACCTTACGGAATAAGCCAAGACGAAACACAAAACGATTTAGGAGGTAAAAAAGGTTTTAATAAAGAAAGTGGAACTTTTAAAACTTACCACAAAACAAACTGGGATGATGAAGTTCCACCACCTGAATATTTCGAGCAATTACTTAGGATTAGTAAAGAGCAAATTATATGGGGAGGTAATTACTTTCATAATGTAGATTTAGAAGGTGTTATTATTTGGAATAAGGGGAATAGCGGCAAATTTAAAGAGGGCGAACTTGCAAAAACTTCTTTTAATACTTTTAAAATTTATTATTACAGCAGGGCTGATGCTTATATTAACAAGATTGATATAAAAATACATCCAACACAAAAGCCAATTGATTTATACCGATTTTGCCTTTTAAATTACGCAAAAAAAGGTTTTAAATTATTAGACACACATGGAGGAAGTTCATCTTTTGCCATTGCAAGCGATGTTGAAGGATTTGATTTAGATGTTTGCGAGATTGATAGTAAATACTTTAATGATGCAGTACAGCGATTTGACAACCACAAACGCCAACTCAAACTATTTTGAAAAAATAGAAGTGCGAGGGCTTTTTCTTTTTGGTCAAATTAGTACAAACTTGATTAAAAGAACCGAACTAAGCACTTGCATACAACGGTTAAGGTATGGTGTCGTTTTTTTTACGGATAAATAACCACTAAAATAAATATAATGGAAGATTTTAAAACAAACCTATTAAAGGATTTACGTAATTTCATAATAGAAAATGAAGACTGCGGAGAAGATAAAGCATGGAATGCAGCAATTGAACAGGTAGAAAACTTAGTAAAAGAATGCATTATACCTGATGTTATAGGTTGTAATAATTTAATTTTCGGGAAGGAAAGAAAAGATTTTGAAGTAACAATAAGAACACACGATATACCTAGAGATGATATGCTATGGGACGTTAATGAGGAAGTAGCTATTTATGTAAAAAACATGAATAGGCATGATGATTTTAGTGAAGTAATTAAAAGACTAAATGAAATAATGGAAGAGCTTAAATAGCGTGCGTGGGCAATTAAATTTTATTGCCTATAACGGTTTGGCTATGTTTTGAAGCCGACAACGAAAAAATAAGATTGAAAATATAAACCAACAAAGGCTTTTAAATATAGTTTTTGTTATAAACTTTTAAAAATTATGAGATACACAATAATCGAAAGAAAAGTGGTTGAAGTAACCAAAGAAGAATATATTAAAGATAGAAAAGAAACCCTAAAAGCGTTGAAGGCAGGATTAAAACAGTTTAAGACAAAGACTACGATAGAAATAAATGAAAGGCAGAATAGAATTGATGAAATTGAAATTCTCCTGCGTGGGCTGGAATAATTTTTTATTGTTTATAACGTTCAGTATATGAAATCGTTTGGCATTTCGGAGCACTTATCTGTCAAACCGCTACAAACTATATTAGGTGTAACTACCTTAAAGTTAGCACTATCCGCCAAATGTTTTATATTCATAGTTATACAAACATTTGCTGCAACAAGCCTTTTTTAAACTCCTGTGTTTTTTCTAACTCTGTATTTGCCAATTCTATTTTAGTGTCAATAGCACTTAGAAAATTCGCTATTTGGGTTTGTTCTTCGATTGAGGGTACTTCACATTTAAGTTTTAAAAAATCTTTTTTACTCATAACTCTATTTCGACCAGCACCACCTGGAGAAATCATTCCTAACATAAACCTAAATTCCTTTTGAATAAAAATATACTTAAAGTAATGATATAGAACTAAATCACTATTAAAAGTATATGTTGGAAATCTATGTGATACTAAGCCACCATCATCTTCTTTTTTAACTAATGCAATAGCTCCTTCCCATGCAAAAGTGATATTTACAATTACATCATTTTCCTTCACAATAAAAAGTCTATCCATTGCAATTTTTGTGGGGTCTGCATTTGGTTTTTGAAAAGTTCCTTTACAATGACTTCTTATTCCAATTGCAAGGTATTTGATTTTTGGCTTTTCAACCTCTCTTATGCAGGGTATTAAGAAATCCCCCAACTTCTTCTCCTCCCAATCAGGAAAATCATTCCCATTTTTATCTTTAAAGCGCAGTTGCTGGCTAAAGATTTGCTGCATTACGCCTTTTTTGTATTGCTCTAAAAGCTGCTTCTTTTTGGTGACTTGCTCTATTTTGCTGTCAATTGCCGTTAAAAAGGTGGCTATTTTTTTTTGTTCGGGTAGGGTGGGGAAATCAATTTTAGTCGTTAGTATATCATTTCTTGAAAGTCCGGGAATCATATTACCACTTGCTAAAGCTATATAGTAATTTTTATACAAGGCTAGTTTATGGTGTAAAAATTCAGTAGAAGAATCAGAAGAACTTATAGCCATAAGCTGCCTTCCCATAGTAACCTCATCAAGCATTAACAACATTGCAGAGCCAACTCCACTTCCTTTTACTGTAAAAAGAATATCTCCTTTATTTGCTACTTTTCCTTTCTTTAGACTCCATTTCGTAATGTCCTCCATGCCATTTGTAAAATCAGAGGGACCAGTAAAATATGGTGACAATCCTATTTGTTTTTTGATAGAATATTCATCTGGGTTTAGATGTTGCCCTGAAATTAGGATATATTTTTTTTCTAATTTAAACTCTTCCCATCCTTCACTAAACTCAGGAAACCGCAATGTTGGTATTTTGTTTTTTACTGCTTCCATACTAAAAAGGCGTTTCAATATTTAGTTGTTTACAAAAGTCGGCAATGGTGGTGTCGGTGGCAGTTATTTCTTTATCTAAAGCTTTAAGTTCGTTTGCAACCTCGCTTAAATCAATTGGTTCTTCTTCTTCAAAAGTATCTACATAACGTGGTATATTCAGGTTGTAGTCGTTTCCTTTTACCTCATCAATTCGGGCTACGTAACTGTATTTATCTAATGCTTTTCGTTCTCGGTAGGTATCAACTATTTTATCAATATTAGCATCGGTAAGTTTGTTTTGGTTACCTGCTTTTACAAAGTGTTTACTGGCATCAATAAACAGAATGTTATCGCTATTAACACGGCATTTACTTAATACCAAAATACAGGTGGGTATGCTTGTGCCGTAAAAGATGTTTGCAGGAAGCCCGATTACAGCATCTAAATAGTTTTGTTTCTCAATTATATATTCTCTTATGGTTGCTTCGGCTGAACCTCTAAACAGAACCCCGTGAGGTAATACACACGCCATTGTTCCGTTGTCGGCTAATTGGTGTATCATGTGTTGCACAAAAGCAAAATCGGCTTTACTGGTGGGTGCTATTTTTCCGTACTGGCTAAAACGTTCGTCACTTTCGTTTAGTGGGTTGTCTTTGCCTTTCCACTTTGCCGAAAATGGTGGGTTGGCTACAATCGCCTCAAAACGTTGGTCGAAGTGTTGCGGTTCTACCAAAGTATCTTCCTGCCTAATATCGAACTTGCTGTAATGTACATCGTGCAAAATCATGTTCATACGTGCAAGATTGTAGGTAGTACGGTTTAGTTCCTGCCCGAAAAACTCACTTACCTCAGCCTCGCGGTTTACACGCAACAATAACGAACCACTACCACAAGTAGGGTCGTAAACGGTTTTAATTCGTTTTTTACCTGTAGTAACTATTTTAGCTAATATTTTAGATACGGGTTGAGGGGTGTAAAATTCACCTGCTTTTTTACCTGCACCACTTGCAAATTGCCCTATCAAATATTCGTAGGCATCGCCCAAAACATCGCTATCGGAATCTTTTAAGGCAAAATCAATTTTATCGAGGTGTTGTAATACTTTTGCTATTAATGTATTTCGTGCATCGGGCGAACGCCCTAATTTGGTACTGCTTAGGTCTAAATCTTCAAAGAGTTGGTTAAAATCATCTTCGCTTTCCGTACCCATTGTACTTTGCTCAATGCTGTTTAATATACTTCCTAAATCCTCAAGAATAAAATTGCTTTCGTTTTCGGTGTTGCCATTCCCTTTTTTAGCGATTGAGCTAAAGAGTTCTTCGGGTTTTAAGTAGTAACCCAATTTAAGTAAAGAATCGTCTCTTATGGCTTCTAAATCATCGGTACTGGTAACTAGTAAATAGTCTTTTACGGTTTCGGTTTCCAGTAATTCGTTGGCGAAAATGTATTGTTTTTCTGATAGGTATTTAAAGAAAATAAACCCTAATATGTAATCTCTAAACTCATCGGCATCCATTTTGCCGCGTAACTCGTTGGCAATGTTCCAAAGTTGTTGTTCGAGAAGTCGCTTCTGTTCTTCGCTCATTTATGTTGGTTGATTTTTACGGTAAATTTTGGTAGGTCAAATATAGAAAAATAGATTAGCAAAGTTTCTTATCAATACAATCATTAAGCAAATAAAAGAGCCTGTAAATAATGATTATTGTCCTTTTTAATATAATTATTACAGGGTGTCGCATTTTACAACACCCTGTATTATACAAAAAGCAAAATTATCCTGTTATTGAGGTTAATTTAACCTCAAACGAATCAATCAATCCGCGTAATAAAGCTGCAATAATAATTCCCTCTGTCTCCTCTGCCATCTTTGGTATATCAATCAGCATATTAGTAAGAACCGGGGCGCTTTCTTTAAATGCAATTATATCTCCTGCTATTACTGCCAGCGCAATTTTCCTCGCAACGGGCTTATAGTCTGCTGGGATCATTTCTCCAAAGCGGTCATCAATGTACCCGATGGCGGCACTAAATAAATCATCATCTTTAGCTTCGACAATTTTCATTGCCCACTTTACCCAACCTTTTTTTCCAAACTTTGTGAAGTCAATTAAGGCATCACACTTTACACTGAACGCTTTTTGCTCGTCTCTGTACAAAATTCCTACTAATTCTTCCATAATTATTTATTTTTGAGATTATTAAAATTTGTTATTCCTTTGACTATTTTTGAGTTTTTGGATACATTATGGAACCAACCCCAGCCAGCGAGACCACCTCCAACTACTTCTATTACCCTGTATTGTTCTGGGGTCATTAAGTCTGGTGCAAATGCGCTTAAAGCTAATCCTGCAAATGAGATACCTATTCCAAAGTTTCTTTTTCTTTGGTTAAACCATTTCCAAATCTTTTTAACTGTTTTCATGACTTCCTTTTTATTTTCTTGATCCAGGAATTATCGTTGCGGCATAAGAGTAGCATAACTCCGATAATAACTATCCACGCTAAAGAATAATATAATAGTATAATAGTATCATATTATAACATTAAATCTTCTATATCCTAACACATCGCTTTTTTTATACCGGGAGATTTTTACCTGATTAGACTGGTTCCCTCCCAATACATTCACGTATAATCCTTCAAAGCTAATAAATAATCCAACATGACCCTGCCAGGTGGAGTTGCCTCTTTTAAAGATAACTATATCTCCGGTTTTGGGATCTTCCGTTTCTTTCCCTTTTTTTAACCAACTTCTTGCGTTAACTTCCCGGCTAAGAGAGAATCTGGCTTTCATAAATACCCAATTCATAAAGATAGCACACCATGGGGTTTCGTCATCATTAACCCATGTTGCCCCAGTTTCTTTAGCATAATTGACAATGGTTTGATTATTGAGTTTCCCTACAATCTCCTTAGTCCCATATTCAGCTAATGCTATTTCAATTACTGTTTTCATAATACTGCTTTTAGCCTTACGGTATGCTCCTTTAGTTTAAGTTGTGGAAATTCACTTCGTGCCAAAGTTTCTACTATTTCCCAGTCGTCAAAGTACAAAGCATTTACAATTTCCTCGTACTGCTCCCAGTCTTTGAACTTGATTATTTGAACTTTAAAGTTTTTCATTTCTGATATAATTTAATAATGTTCTCATTTAACCCATCCAGCTTTAAAGCCAGAGACCTCTCATTTCTAATTAACTGGTCATTCAGTAAATTAAAATCTTCTTTACTTCTTTCCTCACTTTGCAGCACTTGATTTAAAATTACTTGATGCTGAGATATATTATTGGATTCAATAGAAAAGGACTTCATTTCCTTACTATGTTCCCATATATCAGAGGTGTTCCTGTTAATGCTTCGCCTGTTTCATCGTTAACCCAGTCGGAACTATCTTTGGGAAATGTCCAATTTTCGAAATCGACAACTAATTTAGTAATGGATTTTTTTTCTGGTTGTTTAGGCAAATTGAAGCCAAAACGGTCAAATATCCTTTTGCCTTTCATTGCTACAAAGATATTGTCTAATGCACGGGCGTAAATTTTTGGAGGTATTTTTTGTTTGCTTTTCTGTCTAATGTCGGGTTCAGAAAATATTTTACTTCCGTATTTAATAGTTTCAATTAAGGCTGATTCTAAATTATAAACCGACTTAATATCTTGGGATTTGGGTCTTGTGAATTTATAACGATATACATTTTTGTTTTTTGGCCGCCATTGTTTTAGCCATTCCTTTTTTAGCAATACTGCAATTTCTTTACTTGGTACGATGAGGTGAAAATGTGGGTTGTACGTTTTTTTTATTGGATTGAAGTTGCATTCCAGAGATTTAACACCAATTAGCTTAATTCCTTTGCCCCGTTGGTATCTTTTTTTGCATCGATTATGGATTAGCTCAAAAGCTCTTAGCATTCCATAAATCCAACGATTTAACTTTTCTTCTTTACACGCTTTTACGGTTAGTGTTACAAAATAAACATCTTCCCACTGGGATATAATCGGATAATATCGGTTAATTGTGTCAGCTTTACGAATGGCATTACATACAGTACAAAATCTGTTTTTGCAATACTTACCATACATTTTGCCATTCGAAACAATAACATTGCCCAAACAATGGTAAGCGTTCCAATATGCCTGTTCTCTTTCCGGTTCTCCTTTTTCTTTCACAACATCAATAAGAGACAATACCATTTTCCGAGTTATTAGTTTTCTTCTGGCTCTATTTACTAACGAAGGATTGTTAATTACATCTGTTCCTTCGCCCGTAACTAAAGCAATTGAGGGAATTTCATCGTTAATTATTTGAACTTTAAAGTTTTTCATTTCTGATATAATTTAATAATGTTCTCATTTAACCCATCCAGCTTTAAAGCCAAAGACTTTTCATTTCTGATAAGTTGGTCGTTAAGTAAATTAAAATCTTCTTTACTTCTCTCCTCACTTTGTAACACCTGATTTAAAATTACTTGATGCTGAGATATATTATTGGACTCAATAGAAAAGGACTTCATTTCCTTACTGTGCTTCCATATATCAGAGGTGTTCCTGTTAATCTTAGCCTGATTTACATACGAATTGATACCAATAGTTGTCGCATTTGAAACTACCATTGTAATAATAGCGATTACTAAAAATTTAAAAATCGTCTTTTTAATGTCCTTTTCACTCATAACTGGGTTTGTTTATTATTTATTAAAAAACTTAATTATTTTCTTTCTGATTGCCCACCAACTGATTTTATCCTTAGTGTTTTTGTAGCCTGTTTTTTCTGGTTTGTCTTTACGTTTCATAATTATATTTTTTTAATTCAAAACCAAGAAGTGTAAACTCTGCCGTTCCCTAAGTTATATAAGTATTCTATATCTATCTCTTTTAATTCTCTACCGTTCCATATACTAAACTGGTCATACGTCGCGTCTTCGATTTCGTAGAACCACTTATAACCTCCTGAGTAGAAGCCATTTGTCAACGTAGATAGAGTTACTGCATAAGTAAATTCGAGAACTCCATCAACATATAGTTTGTATCCTGTACTCGACCTAGTCAATACAAGGTGTGTCCACGTTTGCTTAATAAAAATTCCTGTATCGTAATAAGATGTGAAATTGCGTATATATACTTTAGACACTGTAACTGCCCAGGGAACTCCTGCCCATCTAACAGCTAAACCATCAGTACTCCTAAGCCATACAAAATCGTAATCAGTTTCATTACGGGACTTACCATTAAGCCATACACTTACTGTTGTAGAGACATCCCCTGGAATGGAGTAGTTAAAGAATCCGTCACCTTGTCCTACTACTGCAATACCGTATAACATCACAGCAGAACTCCTAAAGATCAGGTTATTATTATCGTTATCTACACTACCTGTATAGTTTCCTGCCGCATCGGCAATAGTAGATGTTCCTACTGGATCTTCTAACTCCCAGCAAATAACATTACCTGACAGTAAATCTACTGACTGTACTCTCCACCAGGCTTGAGCTTGACTAAAACCTATTGAGGAAAAGAATAATAGTATTATGGTTAATTTAATTTTCATACACATAACTTATGTCTATTGTTGTTCCAAATCTTTGAAAAATTACTTTCGTTATTTTATTATTAGTATTATCTAAAGTAGAGTTTCCTCCAAAAATTTCAGCAGTTAAAGCTGTACCTCCGCTATCTGCTAGATAAAATAGCAGAGTATGTGCATAAGCAGTGGTTCCTTGAGTTAATCTAAGTTGACCAGTCTGCCCTTCTGGAATATTAACTATCTTTAAAGTTGATAACGAGTTAGCCCATGTCTTGGTAATAACATTACCATCAACCCAATCCTCCTCTAGTGTTGTTGAAGCAAGTAGCCTTTCTCCTAATGCATCTATCCAATTAGTTCCCGTGACAGTAGAGCTAAGAACTTGCCCTGCATCGCCTACATCACCGGATAGATCGTAGATAGACCCATAAAGAACTAGATCATCACCTACTTCTACATCCCCTGAAGCAAAAGAGTTGCCTGTAACTTGTAATTCATACGCCCCTAAATCAGTAGTGCCTCCTATCCATACTTCACTATCTCTATAAATGTCAGAACCTGATACAGTCCAATTGCTACTACCACTTCCTCCCGCTGCCCACTTCCAACCCCCAGTAACTCCATTATCAGCAGTTAATACAAAATCATTCGTAGGGGTGTTACTAATCTTCATATTAGCTTCGTCAACTACATTGTTTGTAATTGTCAATGCTGCACTACCTGTAACTTCTCCAGTATGTGTTACGTTGCTTATTTTAGCTGTGTTTGTTGTTATTTGCCCCCACTTTGACGCACTCAATAAACCTGCATAAGTTCCTGTTGCTTCGGGTACTAATACGTTACTTCCTGAGCTTGAATTAATATATAGTGTAGTACTTGTTTTTGTTCCGATACTTAAATCTGTTCCTGTGCCTCCACCGCTTTGTCCTAAGTCAACCCAGCTACTACCAATATAAGAATACAATTTCCCATCAGTAGTATTATAGTAAGTATCTCCGGTAAATGGAGTTGATGGTGCTGAACTTATATTCCCGAACCTAAAACGTTTAGCATTCATACTAACCCTATCAGCTGTTAAATTCATTAAAGTTGTTGGTGTTGCAGCATTGTGTAGAATATAAGTAGCGTGTAAATTTCCTGTCTTTATTGTTGTGGCTTCGAGGTTATTACCGTCCCATGTTAAATTTGCATCGCCTTCAATAGTTCCTGTTCCTGACCATACAGGAATCTGATTTGCTGTTACCGTTCCATCCTGAGAAACATCACCGCCACCTCCTCCGGCATAAATAGGTACATTCAGTACGCTACCTGTTAAGGTAGAAGCTCCATTTGTTCCTGTTGTGGTTAGTGTTATAGAAGTGCCTGAACCTGATACTGTTCTAAAATCAAAGTAAACTATTTCTTCATCTGCAAAGCTTCCTGAATTTCGGTAGTCGGAAGCAGGAACAGTGAAGTAAGACGTTTGGTCTATTTCATCATAACTTAATTGGAACGTATAGTAATCTTCACCGTTTAAGTCTATTAGTGAAAAGATATTGCCTGTCACCATAGAGTTAAAAAATGCAGATCTATCTTTCGAATCTAAATCATCTTCAGCAAAGAAGAATTCATTAGCTTCCCCTAAATCAGAATTATTAGCTCTGAAATAACCTGCTGCTATGCCTATGGGGGATTGTGAAGTTTGGTCATACCTGTATCTTAGTGATATTGAACCTGTTGGAACAAACGTATCTCCAGGTGCGTCCCCAAATACTATCTCGTCTGTAGTTTCATTAAAGTACAACATCTTAGTTTCCCCTACTTTTGTATCGAAGTCCCCGTAAATACCGTCAACATCCACACTAAATCTGTTGACTGATCCTGATCCTTGTATATATGCTTTTTGGGTTGCTGTAGATGTTAATCCTACTCCTGTGTTAGTTCCTGTAACTAAACCTACTGAAGTAGAAGCTATTTTGAAATTAAGAATTGATGCTGCACTACCTGTTTCGTTAATTGTTAGGGTAGCTAGGGCATTAGATATTGTTGGATTAGCTGTAAATGTCTTAGCCCCTGTAATCGTTTCCGCCCCATCAATAGTTACATAATTACTTAAATCAGTATCTCCATTGATTATGCTTAGGTCAGCTATTGATGTTGTGATGGTAGCTGAAGATAGTAACCCGTTAACTGTTTCAACTAACCAATACTCGTTGGTAGCCACGTTAACAATCTTGGACCCTACGGGTATATTGATTCCAAAGGGGACTGAGTTACTAGCTACCCTGTACTCATTCACAGTGTATGCCTGAGAGAATACTTGGGTAGAGAGTATTAAGAGTAATATGGTTACTAATATATTTCTCATTGTTTCACATATTTAATCCTTAATTGATCATACTTATAAACATATCCAGTAACTTGGACAGTGTTGGTTGAAACGATATACTGGGAGGTAGCTAGAGGACTGCCATTATATTCTATCTCCACAGTGGTTGGAATGGGGGTATTAGCTAGGATGTGTACATCACCACCTGTCGCAGTGATACTTTCTGAGAAGTCCTCAAATACTGGGATGTGGTAGGTGACATCAGAAAGTAGAGCTGATTCGGTTTGAAGGGTGGGTGCGGCGTGGGTTACTGTGCCCGAAAAATAACCTGTACCGGCAACATTTAATTTATATGTGCCAGGACTAGTAGTGCCGATGCCGACGTTGCCGCCGATAAATGTATTCGCAAAGTTATCACCAGGATTTAATGATAATAACGTTCCAGATGTTGTTTGCAAACCTTCCCATCCTGCACCATTTCCACCAATATATAAATTAGCAGGGAACGATGTAGGCTTAATCGATAATCCACCGTTAATTTCTAATTTTTGTATTGGCGCCGTCGTCCCGATGCCGACGTTGCCGCCGTTTGTGATTCTCATTTTCTCTGAATAAAGATTTCCTCCTGTGGTTTTCTGTGTCCAAAAAGCAAGGTCAATATCTTTCCACGCAGAAGATTGAGCCCCAATAATTCCGACAGATGTCCCGGCAGTATATACACCGACACCAACATCATTCGGAGTATCCCAAACATTAAATTTTTGTATTGGACTCGTCGTGCCGATGCCGACGTTGCCGTTCTCTAAAACCGTCATAACCTCTGTTCCACCCGTTTCAATTAAATTAAGAATATCCGTTGTTCCTGTCGTTTGAATAGAAAGTTTTGACGCTGGACTCGTAGTTCCAATCCCAACATTAATACCATCTGTAAATACTGGGCTATCCTCCAATGCACTGCCTGTACCGTTCCAGTTGGGCAAATACCCGTCTGTACCTGTACCACTTACCCCACCTAAACCCTCCAAGGAATACTCAGGGATATTCAAAGAGTGTCCTACTAATTCGGCAGCTCCTGATGTGCCTATGGTTGTTAGGGTGGTAACTGCTGCATCTATTATTACTAGCTGAGCATCTGTTACATACCTACTATCAGAATCTTCTCTGATATCTCCTGTGGTTAGGGTTACTATTCCTACTTCACCGTTAACTGAGCTAACTAAGTCGGTAGGACTGATAATCTCTTTCCAACTGGTTTCTAGGGTGTAATCCCAAGTTTGTAGGATGTAAGTCTTGCTTGAGTCTAGTACAATACCAACATCACCAATCTCTGCATCAGACCAGGTAAGTAGCTCGAAATAAGTGTCCAATACCTCAGTGTTGACTATTGCTAGAGGTGGGACTTGATCTGCGGGCAGGAGACCATCAATATCTAGGGTTGCAACTCCGAATGGTTGGGCTTTCTGCGTTAAAGGGATATAGAAACCAAGACTGTCTTTAACTTGTCCTAGTGTGGCTGATTCAGTATCTATGGTGGCGTCTGGGTGGGCGACTGTGCCTGTGAAACTAGCTGTGCCAGTTTTGTGGTCAATTCTTGCTGCTTCTGTAGCCCCATTATAAAATATCGTATTTATTTGCCCTGTTGTAGTTTGATTTCTACCAAACCTGAACGTGCCTCCTGCAGTAGTTAGTGATGTAAAATCGAAATCCATCCATGAATTTGTATTCCCAGCATCGACGTTAAACGTGGATACATTACTGCCATTAATTGAGCCACTGCTGGTTAGTCCTCCCACTGTGATAGCGTCAGTAACCGTAGCTGTCCCATTGTCTATTACGTCTTGCCAAGTAGAAGTTGTTACTGTATTATCTCCTGTATTTGCGCCTGAAACTAAATCTAAAGCCGTTCTATTAGCATGATAAATGCCTGTGGTGTCTTTCCCTGTATTAGCTGCAACACTTGTATTGGCCGTAACTCTCGCCTCTGTATAATACAAGTTAGTTCCTTCGCTTAAATCGGTTGTTGACTTTCCCGAAAAGTCAGTATCAAAATCAGAAGTTGAATAATTAGAAGTTCCCGAATTATCAGTAATAACAAAAGCAGGATAAGTCCCGCCTATCGTTACATTTGTGCCACCTGTGAAAGTTACTGTTTTATCAAATAATTTGGCAACTCCCTCTATAATATCATCCGTATCGTCATTTGTTTTATGAAAGTAATTAATTTTTGCAGCATCCCATACAGGGTCAACCTCCGTTAATACCCCAGTTGCGGTTATCGTATTCCCTGTTCTATTCAATCCAGTTGAGAAAGTTAAAGGGACTTCAAAATCTCCTGTGTTGTTATTCGCAGCCGTTCCAAAAGTCCTCCCCTCTAATACTGTTCCTGTTGTTGTACCTAAATTTAAGTTAAATCCTGTGTTCTTTGAGAATATTGGTTCATACAATCCGCTTGCCGCGGCATTTTCTACGTTCCCTAATCCTACATCCGTTGCGGTTACAACGTGTGGATTTCCTGTTATTAATTGACTATGTGTATAAGCTGTATTCCAGTTTGTACTATTATTAGTTGTAGAAAACCAACTCGAAGCTGAATAAATAGGGTCAAGCTCTGTGAAAGAAGTTAAGTAAGCCACATTGCTACCTGATGTTGCTAATCCTTTTGCATTTATTGTAATATTATTATAAGTGCCAATATTTGAATTAACTGTTGCCAATGTTAAAGCTGTTGCCCCTGTCGCATCTCCTGTGTGAGTGGCGTTATCTAACTCATTTGTAGGACTTGCATCTGCATCATCGACATTCAAATTAATAGTATTACCCCCACTTATAGAAATATTTCCGGCTGCGCCTGTTGTAGATAATGTTTGGGCTGCTGCCTGAGTGTCGTTTATTGTTATTGTTTTTGCACCTGATTGATTTAACGTAAATGTTTGTGGTGTGCTGACTACTGCCGTACCTTCTATTGTTATGGTAGGGTCATTTGCTGATACCTTTGCAGTATTTAATCCTATCGCAATATCCTGAATATCATTATCGTGTTTAGTTCCTATAATAGTAGTAGTATCAGTCCATTCAACATACCCTATTAAATCTTGGTCGCCTGTGTTTAATCCTGTTGTGTTGAATGCCGGACTTGCCACGAATACTTGGTCTGTTTCATCTGCGTTGGTGAAGTAATCTAAATCAGCGGTATTTACCTTTAAATCTATATCAGTTCGTAAGTCTGTAATTGAATCTAAATACTCAGCTCTATAAGTTAGTTCAATAGCCTCTGCGTTTCCCTTTGGGGTTACATATTTATTATCAATAACTCCGGCTGTGGTTTCTGGCGTTGTGGCTTTTGGTGGAATTTCTGAACGGACTTGCGCCGCAGAATCTGCAAGTTCATTCCTTACCGAATCAACTGAAATATTAGTATAAATCCTTAATGCCGCTGCGGTGTCTATTAATGCCTGAGCAACCGAATCGGATTTCCTGTATAATAATTCATTATCAGCACCGTTTAGCCTCCAACGTGAAGATTCATCTAATGGCGAATAATCAACCGAACCAACATATTCAGCTTTTCCCTCTGCAACCGATAAATAAACCCTGCCAACCTGCCAACCCTGCGGAGCTACATTTTTCTCAAAGTGATTAACGACCATTATTGTAGTCGAAGTTGAGCTAATTATCTCAAATCTATGCCCGACAAAATCAACAAAATAATTACCTATTTCTCTGGCGGCTGCTCCCGGTTCATTATAATTTATAACCGCTGCGTCAAATGTAAAAGTAGAATCGTTTATGTATGCTACATTTTCTGGAATAGTTGACCAGTCTATTGTACGATAAAAGTTATCCTGAGAGTAACCAATAAAAGAAATTAATAAAAGTAATATCGTTAATATCCTTTTCATTCTGCAAAAGTTATGTAAATTAAAAGAGGTTTTTGTACGGTACACAAACCGCCTATTCTTAAATTGTTTTCGTCTGGTGTTGCTATTGCATTGAAAGCCGCTGCGTCAAACATTTGCTGATGTTCTGTTCCGTCAACATCAATATGTACTGAAACATTTGCAACCCTCCGCCCTGTTGCGTGAGTTACTACAATGTCAACCGCTGAACTCCCAACCGCTAAACTCCATCCTGTTGGTGGTGTCGCGCCTGCTATCCTTGCTGAAACTGTTGCACCTGTTGGTAATTCTAAAGTAAATACATCTTTTGCAACCGCTGCAATTAATGCCGCAACCTCCGCCTCTGTTTGATACCTACCGTCTAAATTAACAGTAAAATCTAATACAGAAGCGACAAGAAATTGCAAATCTCCGCTGGCATCATCAAATGTAGAACTATCCCACCCTCCCGATATTACAGCTCCATTTAATGTTTGCAAATTTACGGCATCCCGTAAATCTACGGGATTTGCTATATCTTTTATAATCGAATTTTTAAAATCAGCCCCGTCGGTAACAACTAATTTACCTGTATTTAAAATATTAATGCTCATGCTTTTTGTATTTTATGTGATAAATTATTTTCTATGATAAAATTATTTCTTGCATTTAACGCTTCTGTCTTAGTTTTAAAAACACCAAAATATTTTTGTATTCCTGTATATCTTATATTGGCACTCCATTTTTTCCCTCTTTTCATTATACCTGTATAACCAGATTTATTAGATGAAGGCATACGCCTATTTGTTGCCTGCAAAAACGATGAAGCATATCTTAAATTACCCTTTTCATAATTGCCGTTATTATCTATTCTATCTAATGTGTAACCTTGCTTCCCAAAATCTTTTAAAGATTCAATATATTTACAAAAAACGGCAGGTTCATTAAATTCTAAAGACATTGTGATACCTCTACCTCCATAACGACAATATTCTTTATTTTTAGGATTATTGCATCGTGATTTTATTCCTGACCATGCGATATAACTTTTACTCCCTGTTTTTCTATGAGTTGTAATACGCTTTTTAATTTCATGTATTTTAAAACATCCACAACTTTTAGAATGCCCTCTTTTTACATTGTCTATCGAAGTTGTAAATTCATTCCCACATACACACAAAAACTTAGCAATTCTATGATTACATTTTTTAACTAAAACATCTCCTAAATAGATAATTCCATTTATAGGAATACCAATCTCATAATTAATTTTTTTAGACATAATACTATTTTTTAACTCACTATTATTAATAAGAATTGTGGAAGGAATAGTGAAACCTATTACAGAGCCGCTAAGCCCTAACCACAATGCTAATATAATCATTTTTAATCTCATTTTACTCAATATTGCGTATTAATTGGATGTCGATATTTACAACCCCACCCGTTACGGTTAAATAAACATTTGCGTCCGAATCCCTATCTAAATCGCTGTGTATTGCAACGGTTGAATTAGTTACCACGCTGGAAACTGTAAATTCTTTAGCCAAATCATCGCCTGCTAAAGTAGTTCCTAATTTTATTATTGCTGTTCCCGATACCCATTCAGCTCTCAAAGTGTGTAATAAATATCCTGCTGTTACTACAAATGTAACGCTTCCACTTGCATTGTTTTCTGTTAAATTCATAATTTCATTTGTTGTTGTTGCTTCATCGCAATCGTAACCAATATCATGAGTATTTACACCTAAATACACACTATCTGTTAATGTCATTGATATTTCAACCAGATTCATGCCGTCATTTACTATTATCTCCGGCTGTTCTGCTCTCACAAAAGCAATATCGTTAACCGTAAAGTTATCCATTGAACTCGCCAGTTTCATTGTTTCAGCCAAATATCTCGGTATATCAATAGATTTTAACACTAATAATCGCTGTACAGTTTCTTTTAACTTAGTTAACTCATCCTGATTATCGTAAGTTGAACTATCTCCACCAAATTGATAATCTTTTAAAATGGATGGTAAATATAAACTGAATGTAATCTCGGTTGAAAAATCTAATTGAAAAGCATTATCAACATTAGAATATTCAATCTTTAAATATTCTCCGTTTAACTCATCCGCTGTTAAATTTCCGATAATAGGCTCTGAAATATATTCGTCTCCTCCCTGCGTTACCGTGATGCTCGTTTTAAGCGCGTATAAGCTAAAAACAACATCGAAAGAATAAAAGTATAAATCTGTTCCTAAACCTTCAGTGTCATAGCTCGAAATGGGTGCAGCGGTTATTATTACCGTTGTTTTATCTTCTAATGTTGCAATGACGGTAGGGATAACCGCAGAATCCGATTTGATTATTACCGTTTCAGTGTCGGTTGACTTCCATCTTTGGCAATATGTTTCGATTAAGTCGTTATAAAACTTCTCATCTGCCAGTAAAGTATTATCGAATCCGGGCAAATCACTGTTTACCTTTTTAAATCGGATGCTATTTGCTTGTGATATTATCATACTATTACTTTAACATTCTGTAAATTTACTCTAAGTAATTTAAAACTACCTTTTTTATTTTCATTATTTGTCTGGCATTCCAAAAGCCAACCGTATTTATCAGTTCCAATTTTAACAACCCCCCGCGAATTTAATTGTAAAGCCGTTACCGTATCTTCGTCTATTGGAGCTTCAACTTGATATGCTTCCGGCATCCAATAACCAGCGTCTAAATCATTAACAAGTAAATCCTCATTTTCTGGCTTCTCAACTTCGCCTGTCTTTTGAGTTACCAGTTTAGTATTTTTATCTGACTTCATCCATTGTATTTCATCTCCGGCTGCAAATCTCATTGAACTAATACGGTTTCCATGTCGCTCTAAATTCCTGCGTGGTGTAAAATTCAAATTATAAGATTGTGCTGGGTCAATCCCTCCCGATACTAAAATAAAATCATCATCTGTTTTTACTTCAAAAACGGTTGCTCTTTTTACATCAAATCCAAATACATCATTATCTCCGCTTACATCTTCAGTTCCAAAAGCATTTTGAGGTTTGGCACGTAATTTATTCACGCCCTGAGTATCAAATCTAAAAGGTGAAACTAAATCAAGTAATCGTTTTATAGATTTTAATGGAGTTACATAATTTGATTTCGTGTTGAACTCTTTTAACCCTTGTATATTTTCATATTCAAATGAGTTGTAACCTACTTTTATTTCGTTTGCATACCATTCTGGCAATACTGCTTTTGAAATTACTTCATCATTTAACCATGTTGATAAATCTAAAATCTGATTTGTAGTGTATTTTTCTGTGTCGGTAACCGGATAATCTGGATTGTCTTCTATATCGTAAAAGTATTTTTCATTTTCAATAACCACTTTCCCGTCCTCAAATCCAAGCCCGATATTTAAAATACCATTAAGCGTTTTAAAAGCATCTTTCAAACTCGCATTAAATGTAACCTGCGATACATCGAATAATCTAATAAGTAACCCATTTGTAAAAGTAATCAATGAAAATTCGCCATCTGCACCGTAACTTGTAGGTTCTGAATCGGTGCGTCCTAATAATGTGCTTTCAAGTGGATATACTTCACCTGAGTATAATTGTAAAATTCTTGTAACAAATTCAAAAACAGGGAAAGACCTTACCGAAGATGCTGGCAATGTATCCCCAACGCTTTCACTCATGCTTAATGCAGAAGTAGAATAACTAATATTATAACTCACTATTGCCGTAGATTCAACTGCGAGCCTTAAAACATCGTTTGCTAATAAAATAATGCTCTCATCTACATCAAAACTAAATGTAACACCGTGAACAGCTAAAGCCGAATCACTCCAACTTTGAATAATAGAATCATTTTTATATAATTTCAATGTCATATTAAAATCAGTTGCTACACTAAATGACTGAAATATCATTGTAACATTTCCAACAAGTAAAACTGTCCTGTCAATTAATGATAAAAAGAAATTCTCAGGCGCATTTCCGACAAATAAATTAATGTCCTGACTTATTGCCTCCGTGGATTCAAACTCCGTTGCGTTTATATCCATGCCCGACCAATGGCTAACTGTTCCCGGTGTTAACGTAATATTATCTACAAATCGCCAATCAGCGTTTGCAATAGCATCGTAAGTTGGAATTATAGTTGTTATTGGCACACCTGAGATTTGCGGCATTGCTCTGTCGCCACCTCCGATGAACTTAGTATTAAATAAATCCACTTTTATATCATCGCGGTTTAATACTACATTCTGAAAACCCGATGGGATAACCTCACATGAAACGTTTATTGAATTAATTTCGTAAGTTGATAAATCTAATTTCCCAGTAAAATATCTTTGATAACTGAATGAATTATTAAGTATGTCGATGTAAATTGTTATTTCGTAGTCTATTCCTCCACGTTCATAAGCGGTTTGAATAAAGTTTTTAGCCTCCTTTACAAACTTTAGACTGTCAGTTGAATAACTCTCGATTACACCTTTATACAATGGGTCCCGTATGAAAGTCAATTCCCCTGTTTCCCATCCCTCTGGGGCGTGGTACATTGTTAATGACGGGTCGTCTTTCGTGAGCAAAGTATATCTGAAACGCTTTTCAGTGTTTGAATGTGAAAGTCCGGCTATTTGTTCCTGAGTACTCAATTTAATCTGTGTTTATTTGATTTGTAACCGTCTAAATATGCTCTTTGTCTTATTGCAAATTGTGATTCATTTCTTTGGCGTGGCATCCGTTGTATTGCCTTTCGTGTTAGTTTTAACTCTGAAACAATGTTTTTATCATTTAACATATTTTCAGTTTTAGCATTTGGAATAACCTTTGAGCCACGTTCTAAATTTACCAACGCAGGATTTTCAGCAAGCGATATTTTGCCCGATGGATTAATTATAAGTTCACGTCCAGCCTCTCCGACTAATGCAGTTCCTCCGGGAGCGTAATTTGTACCTGTTGCAAATGTAGGAATTGGTTGTGCTGCGATTAATCCAGCTTGCAAAGCTCCCATAACTAAAACTGGTATTTGTGCCGCTATTGCGAATATTCCTGTTTGACTCCAAACTTTAGAAACTGCAACGGCTGTATTTATTGCCACGTTAAACATTGCTTGTTTCTTTTCCTGTTGCGCGATTTTACGGCTTATCTCTGCTTGCTTTTTAGCGTTTCCCTCCGCTGCTTGAAACTCTCTTTGTAATCCACTTACCTTTTGATTAAATAAAAAATTAGTTAAATCACGGCTCGCATCAATAGCCATTTGTTTATATTCTTCTTCATTGTTTCTTTTTATCTCTGCATTCTTATCTAATATATCCAGTTTCTTTTGTTCGGTACTTCTAAATGCTGATAATGCTTTTTCATCAACCTCCTCAGTCTGCTCATCTTCCAATGGAAAATCTGAAATAGCATTTGCAATTTCCTGCTTAATTGTTAAAGTCCGTTCCAGTATTCTATCGAAATATTTGTCAGTTTCCGAAGTAACTTTTTTGGCAAATAAAACATTCAGGTTAAATAGTTCGTTATCTAAATTCTCATATAAAGTCTTTAAATCTTCTGCGTGTTCTTTGTTTTTATCCTTTATTTTATCAAGTTTCTCCTGTTCGTTTTTTAATTCTCTACTGGCTAATGCCGCTTTTACGTTTGCTGCAAACTCATCATTTTTTAATAACTCTTTATTTTTTTCTAATACAATCGCTATTTCTTCATCGTTAAGCTCCGATATAGCCGCAATTATAGACAATCTTTTATCTCCTAATGCCTTTTTATCCTGAGCTGCTTCATCTTGTTTTGCTTTAATCTCAATTATTCTTTGCTGTTGAAGTCTATTTTTCAACATATCCAAAACAAGTTTATCCGTCTTGCTACCGTTTTTTAATTTTTCTTCATTAGTTTTTATAGTAAATTCCAAGTCTTTTACAGACGCACCCGAAATGGCTTTTGTAACTCCGTTTAATCTTCTTTGTATTTTTGATGCGGCAGGAATGATGCCTACCGTCATAAATTCAATCAGTTTCCTTAATGAAGAAATACTATCGTTTGAAAAAGTATCTATCGCAATAGCCAAACTATCAATAACTTTTCTAAATATTCCCTCGCTGCCTTTAAATCCAAGTATAAACTTTTCCCAAGAACTTGAAAGTCCTTTTATCGAACCGTCTAAAGTAGCCATTTGCTCTTCCGCTACCCTCTGAGTCGTTCCACCTGCTTTATCTATAACATCTTCAAACTCTATTGCCCTATCTATATTATTAGCCAATGCAAGCCCTACAATAGCCCCACGTTTGCCAAATAAATCAAATGAAGTGTTTAGTTTATTAGAACTATTATTTATCAATCCGAGTGCTTCGTTTAACGTTAACCCTCGTGCAGATAGCTCTAAATAAATATTACGCATTGAAGTAGCTGCTATACTCGCGTCCAAAGTTGCATCGTGCGCTATTCCTAAATGAACAAGCGTTGTACTTAATGAAATATTTAAAGCGTCTGCCGCTCCTGCTACTTTCGGTATTCCTGTTTCCAAACTTGAAAAACTTAATGAACTCCGTTGCGTGGCTAAAGTAATTTTATCAATTATTTCAGTAGCATTAGATGTTCCCAAATTCTGATAAGCCAATACAACTGCACCTACTAATGTTGCGGTCTGGTCAAGTGAACTATTTAACGCGATTGAACCCTGTATGGTGGCTTCTGTTAAGTTTATTATCTCCTGTTGCGAAAATCCTAACCTTGCAAAAGAAACTTGCAATTTGTTTACCTCTGAGGCTGTAACGGGATAAACAGAACCTAAATTAATAGCCTGATTTGTTAACTCCTTTATTTCTTTTCGTTGTTTTCCTAATACCCCAGCAAGTACAGCATTTTCCTTTGTAAATTCCCTAATCGTATTAAACGAACCTTTTAAAACATTCACAAACAGAAACGCCAACGAAGTCAACCCCAAAGCTCCGGCAAACTGTCTGGCTAAATTACCAATCGCAGAACTATAATTTCTTATGTTTATTTTTTGCTTCGTTAACGCGCTCGACTGTTCACTTATCTTTTTATTATTTTTGTCAATAGCAGAACGCAATAAATCTGCACTCTTTCGCCCTTTGTCCGTTGTCTGGTTAACGCTTTTTAATCGCTTTTCAAGTATTGTATTTACCGCTGAAAGTTGTTCGGTACTTCCTTTTTGTGCTGATTGTGCCTTTTGTAAATCCCTTGTTGCTTTTGTATTTTTTACTATTTCAGTCCGGGTTTTAATTAATATGTCCTGTTGTCCTTTTTGAACTGATATTAATTTCTTTTCAGCTGCTTCTAATTGTTTAGCAAGTTTAGCCGCGTCCCTCTCTGCTTCAGTTAACTTTTTACGTTTGCTATTATTATCTTCGTTGCTTTTACCTAATGCCTTTTGAGCCTCCGCCAACGCATTAATAGACGGCACAAGTTTGTCAACATTCGTCCCTGCTGCAATTAATTGATTATTAATTTGCTCTAATGACGAAATCAGCTTTGGGTCAATAAAGTTATTTATGTCTTGTGCCATTTTTCTAATTCTATTTTGTACATTTCATAAAACTGAAACATCTTAGTATTCTGCGGAATTGATATACCTCTCGATAATTCAGTAATCACAACCAACTGCGAGAAAGATAAAGTTTCACCTTTATTTACAGGCTGCGATAATGTTTTAATCTTATCACCAATTCTATTTGCTTCGCCTATCAATAATTTTAAATCGTTAACATCAGCAAATTTCTTTTTAAATATTTTGATAAATTCTTTTTGGGAGTTTTCCGAATCGGGGTTTACAGAAAGAGCGTCGTACATGGCTCTTATTTTCATGTGCTTAGTTTTTAGATTTAATAAATATCTATCTGAATTAAGTCTTTTATTATCTTCTGTTGAATTAAATAAAGTGTTGTATTCTAAAATAAATTCTTTGAACTTTCTAATTTTGTTAACCCCGAAACATGATAAATTGTGAGCATCAAAAATTAATGATACATCGTTAACGGTTAATTTATAAACCCAGTACTTTTGCGTATTCTTTGACGGCTCGCGCTGAGTTAATATTGCTAACTTCTTCTGAATTTTTTTTAGTATTGTCATAAATCTTATCTCCATATCTACTTATCTGATATTTTGAATAATCAACAGTTGAATCAACTTTTACAGTCGTATTGGTAACCTCTGGGAATAACTCCGCTTGCAAAGCACCTGACAATTTTAAATCAACTATTCCGTAAGGTGCTTTAGATATTCTGGACTTCATAGTAGCATATCGTAAACTGCTATAAATCCCAACCGCCGCCCCACTCCCCGAAATACCTTTAGTGAGCTGCTCGCGAACATTATCAACAATTAACTCAGCGTTTGTTTTCACTACTAACTGAGCTAATTGTTTAATATTAATCGTCTTTGCTTTTGCCGCCAGTTCCCTTAGCATTTATTTTCTCCTTTAATTTTGCCAACTCGTCTTTCCAATCCTGATTACGCTCCTCTTTTTCTCTGTTCGCAATCTATTTTTTCAATTCTTTCTTTGGCAATTTCTTGATATTTTCGCTAATTGTCAGCATGATTAAGCTCCCTCTATTGTTACCCACCCAGATAAATGCGTGGTGTCAGATGTTACAAGCAAATTAACCCTAAGAACTACAATATCACCTGCAACTAAATTAACGGGTGTCCCGTCCTTTTGAACAGTTAAGGTGTAATTACCTCCACCGTCATCAACAACCGCTGTTATTGCCGGAGTTGATACGTTACTCATTGAAGCTGATGCCTCAAAGTCTGCTACAACCAACCCTGTATATCCTGTTGAACAACGAATGTTCACATTAACGGTTTGGTCGCCTGTTGCATAAACAGCGGTCTTAATCATAGAAACACCTACTGGCATAGCCTCTAAAAGCTCATCTACACTCCAAGCCGGAGAAAATAGAAAGTAATTCTTTACCTGCGTGTATTTCTCAAAGAATACATACACTTTATTAGCTTCATCGCTATCAATTTCCTGCGCTCCCTTTGTAAATGAATCTACGGTTGCAGTAAATGGTTTGAAATAACCTATTTCAGTACCCGACTGGTCAATGTTTCCCTCAATAGTACCGTCTTGCATTTCAAAAAATACTCCGTAAGTCCCACCATCCAAAGTATTCAGAACCTCTTTGAAGTCGCAAGCGTTCATGTCCACCATAAAATCAATACTCGGTAGTGGATTGTTAGTTTTCTTTTTCCTTTTGCTGACTGCATTAACCTTGATATTCGGTTCATCAGTTGTAGGGGTATAGTTTATCACTCCCGGCAAAACTGCAATAGATAAATCTTGTTTTATTTTATCTGTCCAGTTTGTCAAGACCTCTTTATCTGTGTACGAAAAGCTAACATCGCTATCCGTAATGATGAGGTTTTTTATTTCTGATAGAGCGGTTTTACAATCTTTGTTTACCCCTCCGTTCAGTATCGCATTACATACACTCATACTTAACAATTTTGTGGATATACAATTTTAGCATTTACCCTGAATAGATAAAATTTATTCATGTTATCCGTTATTTTTACTAATTTATAATCATTAAAAGCATCAAGCCCCCGAACTATTCCAGTAGGTTTAAAGCTGCTAAATCGTTTAATAATATCTATCGCATCTTTATGCGCATATTCAGTCGCTCTCTCCGAAATTAAAGGATATAAAGTTTTCAAGTTAATAGCAAAACAAATCCATACATCAGCATTAAATCTGCTTGTATAATCTTCATTAGATTGAACATCAAAAAAACATACTGAATCAACGGCATCATTCAGGAGTACATCTTCATAATCTCCTGTATTAGGGTTAAACCATTCTGGATAAGTTCCATCCGATTTAATTGTTCTTTGAATCCTACCTTTAAATACATTGTTTTTATCTGTCCATAATTCACTTATGAATTTTAAAACTAAATTATCTATCGGTATGTCGATTCCGTAACTCATAATGTACCTATTTGAATGCTCGGCAATTCAATAAATGTTTTCTTAATACGTGCAATCTCTGTAATTAGCCTTTTATTTATTCCAAGTGTTCTTGGCAAATCAGGATTAATAAAACCCTCCAGCTCAATGAATGCACTATCTCCAATCTCTCTCTCTATCCTATTACTTCGTGTTGACTTTATAATCAAATCAAGAACATCTGCTGCAACCTGTAATCCCAAACAATTAACAAACTTGTTCTTATTTCTAAGAATTATATTCGTGTAATCTTTCCAGCTTGTTATGTCGAAATTAAGCCCATAAGTATCAGATTCATACTCAACATCATCGACATCAAATAACGTTTCTGAATCCCATCCACTTACTGAAATCGGTTGTATCTTAAACATATTAAAGCAACTCTTTACATTAGCAGAATTCCAATCTCTGTTTATTGCTTTGGTTGTTAATCCGCTACGTAAATAACCGACATAAAATTTACCTCCTGAATATTTAAAATTAGATAAATTCCAACTTAATGAAGTGTCAACGTCTGTTAATTCTAATACAGATAATTCCTTTGAATCTATTGGCTCTTTTTTACTCGAATGAAACAATAATAATTTTACTGTTTCATCAGCAGAAAAAGAAGCAAATACATTATTCAAAGTTATTATCAAATCCCGCCTGTTATTAGGATTGATTTCATAACCGACAAATGAAGTATCATTATCAATAGTTTCAGTCCATGTATTTTCAAATGGATATAAAACTCGATTTTCAATATAATCATCATTCTGAAATATTGCATTCAGAACTTTTACAAATGCAGCGTTGGTTAAATTGGTTAGGAAAGCGTTAAAATTGTCGTCAGTAATAACACTATCTCCCTGAATCTTAAATATATTTTGAACGGTTACAAGACTGGAAAAGTCCTGATAGTACATCCCTGATGAAGTAGCAATATTACCAGCCGCTAATGTCGGCACTCCGCTAATCGTTGACGCTCTCCAACCAACTAAACCTAAACCCTTTATTTGACTTGAATCAATCACTTATTTTAATATAACAGTTAAATTAACTTTAGTTGTATCGGAAGCAGTTCCAACCCCTACAACTTTCCATTCTCTAAATGGCGAGCCAGTAACAGCCCAGCTGCATACCAAAGCATTAGTAACGGTTATTTGATTCATGTCCGTTCCTGTTAAACTTGCTTTGGGTGATGCTGTTAATATATTGCTATCAGCCGCCCCGTTTACAAATACCCAGTTAGTCCCATCATTAGACCCATATAAAGTTAACGTCCCGTCTGACGTGCCTCCAAGCTGCGTACACAATCCCTGTACTGAAATACTATTATAAGTCCCAGTAGTGAAAAACGTTTCAAAACTAACTGTTTCAGCTCCTTGTAAGGTGTCAACATCAAGTGTTACTACCCTCCCCGTTTGCGCATTGGCTGTCATTGCTACAACGACAAATACCAATATTAATAATAGATTTTTCATATTAACTAAGTAATCCGGCTTTTATAATCGGAGTTAAATTACTTGTACTCATTGGTGCTTTCAAAGGAGCTAAGTCAATCGACATTTCAACTTGAATATCAACGTCCTGAGTTTCTGAGCCTGCACTTTCGTTATCTGCTCCAGTTGCATATTGGTGAATCGCAAAGTTTAAACCTGAACCTAATGGGTCTGGAATAGAACCATAAGAACCACCATTCTGGAATGTTTGACCAAAACCTGTTCTGTTTTCCTTAGGAATCCACGGCAATATACCAATAGAACCCTCAGGCAAAATATAACTCATTTGGTCGTATCCTGTTGCATTTGCAAAGCCAGTAGAAGCTACCATATTCATACCGTCAATCTGCCAACCTAAATTAGTTTGGTTACCTGCACCTTGTTGACCTAAAAATGCTGCATTTGCTTGCGCTCGTACATTGTTAATAACATCAAAAGTGCCGCCGTAATACTGCTCATGCATGAATGTTTTTAAATATTGGAAATACTGGTCTGAATCAGCATTCAATATCCCGAATAGAAAATTTGCTGCATCCCACTCACCTGACTGAGGCGTTAAAGAAGTTACTACCTGTGTTTTGTTAGTATTCAAATTTGCCATTAAAGCAGTTTCAATACCAGCGTGTAAGTCAATAGCTGCACTTCTTATTTGAGCCGCCACCATTTCAGCGGTGTCGAATACGTTTAATCCTGACCTTTTAATCGACCATTTAAACGTTCTTGAATAAGTTGTGTAACTTGCATCTACTTTTCCAGAATCTCCAACAGCTCCAGTGTGAGCGGCTGCACGTGCAGACCCTAAAGCAACTGTTTGTTTTTCTAAATTGTAAGTAGATACCGTTTGTTGGTCAGATGATTTTTGATTCCACATTCGTTCCCTCTCTGACGCAGGGACGAGAAAATTAGTGTTTTTAAGGAATACCGATAAAGCTGCCGAAGGCTTATGTTTAAATTCCGGCTTGTTCATCATTTCGCTCAATTTATATTGAGCTGCACTCCATACACTGTCAGCATAATTTGCCATAATTAATCTTTATTAAAATTTTCAATCATTGTTTCACCCTCAACACTATCCGGTTGAATATTGTTTTTCTCCATGTGCTTGTAAACATCATTAATGGTCTTAAACTCTCCAGTGTTCCCTTGTTGATGTTCACCACCTCTCCCATCTGAACTAAACCAGCCATTCTGAGTTGCATAATCTGTCAGTAAATCCTTTACAGGTATATTCTGCTCCATTTTATCTTTGACCGGGTTACCGTTCTTTTTAGCCACCAAATTACCATCTTCAATATCAAAGTCATATTCCGTTTTTATCAAAGTAGTAAATTGAGTAACATTCAATCCTTTTATTTCAGGTGTATTTTTTTGTAATTCCGACATAATAGATATGTCTTTTAGTTGTCCCTGATACTTCTTTTCGTTAGTATCCCATAACTTTTTATCAGTACCGTATTCAGTTCGTAGATTAGTTAACGATGTTTCAAGTTCTATAATCTTAGCATCTGGTTTTTTATTGGCATCTGCTAAAATACTTGTTTTAACGGTATCGACTATTGTTTTTCTGTCTTTACCTTCAATCTCAATTCCAAAATCCTTTTTAATGTCTTTCATCGCAAAGTCGTAACCAATTGTTTGACCCTCTTTTTTTGATTCAACACGGATTTTGTCTTTCATCGTTTCCAAATCGCTATCGGTTACCAACCGTCCTTCAGTAAATTCAATAGAAGTTTCCTCCTCTGAATCTATTGCTTTTTGCAGAACATCTGCGCCACCTTTGACAAACTTTGCCAACTCGTTTAAATTTTTAATACTCATTATTTTTCTTTTACGGGTCGCCCCATTTTTTTAATCTCCGCCAATTCATAATGCAAATTGTTAAATCTTGTTTGCAAATTGTTTGTTTTGGCATCACGTTCAGAAATCATTACATAACCTCTTTCTGTTGGCTCTTTCCTGTCAATTTTAAATTTACCTTTGACAATTCGCCCGGTAACTTTAAATTCATTAAATCTCTTGTCCATTGTTTAATTTTTTAGTTTTTAAATATGATTTAAACTTATTTTTAATCGCATCAACATCGCTGATTAATATTTCATCAACGGTTAATGTCCTCCAAAATTCATTAAAATAAAACTTAGCCAATTTATCATCATCCGCAACAGGCAATGAATTAATCTGTTCATCTGACTTATGAATAAACGGCTCAATTTTTAAACCTTTTTGTGATACAATCATTTGCTTTGCATCGTTTTTAAATTCGCTTTGATAAAATTGAATCAATAAATAATCAAGTGAGATTTTAGGTGCATTGTTTAACTTTGCTGTTTCGTACTTCTTCCATATTACATCAGGAGGTTCAACTAAAAATCTCCGTCCATAATTTACACTTGAGCCTTTGTAATTCTCTCTGATATAAAATTCAGCAATTACATCAGTCATAAACTTTTCGGTCTGCTCAAAAGCATCTGCAAACTTGTTCAATCTATCGTTAACGGGTTGAACATCTATAAATGCAGCCGTTGCAGTTTCATTATCCGCCTTTTCTTGCTGTGCTGTTCCCCACATAGAAAAGTGCATCAATCCCCACAACCAATCTAATTCAGTCCTCTGCTCTTCCCATGTAGTTAAATCAGGGGCTACATATCCTGCAACATCCGGTGCAATCTTAGGTTCTTCTGTTGATGTTGGTGGGTTTAATTTAAAAATGTCCGAAACATCTTTGGAAAACGAATGACCATCACCCCCACATACATTGCATGATTGACCATCATAGAGACCCGTACCATCGCAAGCTCTACAAGGCTGAACATAAGCCCAGAACACAGGATAACCATGTAAAAACTCATATATGTTCTTTACAGACGTTGTTCTTAAATAATGATCTGCTAATTCAACAACGGGGTCAATAGGTGAAATATGGCGAGTTAATGTTGAATCTAAAATGTCACTATTTGTAATTGCAGGAACGTATCCCCACGGGTTTATAAAAGTTTCATTTTCGATAATAGTAATATTCTCATCAATAACATGAACAATATAATCAAAACTATCATCTATTACTCTGTAAAAATCTCCTGCAATTTCAGCTCCATTGCTGTCTTTTCTTTTCTCCGGCTCAAATACTATCCAATCTAATTTCCTGCCATCAGATGAGTAATTAAAAATAGAATAAATGCTTTTTAAAGTCGGATATAGTTTTTCTTTATCCCACTCGAATAATGTAATTCCTGAAGGATCTGAATAATATTTATTAGATTGAATATTTTCAACCCATTGGCGAATTGAATTACCTCCGCTAATATCAGATAATTTTATTTTTAATAGTTTATTTGAGGCATCTGTTTTTGTTTCTACAATCGTGCTGCCTCCATTAGCTGAAAATACCTTATCAACAGAACGTAGCAAATTTTCAAATACAAACTTATTTGATGTTGCATATTTTTTGCGAAGTATATATTGCCGCTCATTTTCATAGCCCGTAATATTGTCGAGATATTCAGCCGTCCCTATACCGTTTATATGCACGTCAAGTTTTGTAGTATATTTTCTTGAGACTGTAATCCAATCGGGAGTACCTTCAAAAATTATATTGCTTATGTCCTCAATCTGTAATTTTGACATATTAAAATTGTATAAATATTTTACACAAAGATAGTCTTTTTAAATTAAAGTGTATAAATATTTTACAGATGTATGATATTTTTACAGTTGAGAGATTATTGTAATTACCAAAATGCCTCAAATTTTTTCTTTAATGGATATTCATAATACAAAAAATATCCGCCTGCGTCCGTAATATGATCAAACCCACTTTTTTTATCTGGAATACCGTTTTTATCGTTTGGCATTCTTTCAAGTGCCTCCGTATATTCCTGACAGGTGCGAGTATTTACGTAATATTTGACTTCATTATTACCATTGCAAAACATTCTATTCATATTTTTAACCCTGTCTGCAACAAATGGATTCTGATTACGAGCATTTACTTTAAACCCTGCATTTTTTAATATTTCAATATCAGTAGTGGTTGTACTTGTTCTTCTTTGTTTTCCCGAAGCATCAGGATAAATGATAATTTTATTGTGTGGGTATTTTTCTATAATAATATTGCACATATCCGACGTGTCAAAAATGCCTGTCAATTCATCTACTGCAATAGGGTGTTCTTTAATTATGTGAATAACAGCTGACATATTTCCCACATTAAAATCCATGCCAATATGTAACGTATCTCTATTGCCATAAATTTCATCTGAATGATTCACAAATCTGTCAAATTTATAATATACATTTGAATTTGTTAGATTTATAAATTCACCTTTCAAATATGCTTTTAATTGATGTGAATCATATAACTCGCGCAATCCATCAATATATCCTTTCCCTAAATTATCCTCATTGTCCAACGTGTTTAAGACAAATAATTGTTTGTTAATATTATTTGTCTTAACAAAAAAATTATACATATAACTGTAACCCTCAGGGGTTGATACAAAGTCAATACTGTTATATGTTGACTTTTTAAATGAATTACGTGAGCTAATACGTTTGATAGCATCACTCCTTTTATTTGGGTGAACAATATCAACTTCATCTATCATTGAATAACCAACCGAATAACTTACAATCCTATCGGGAGTGTCCATTGAACGCATCCATATCTCCCCAAATGGAGTTATTATTTTACTGTCTTTTTTATTATGGGTAAATTTAATCCCTATATTTTCAAATAACTCTGTAAATTTTGGAATCAACATATCTTCAATCAATCCGTAAGTTGGTAGATAATACGCAATGGGAACAAATGGGTCTTGTAATAATTTTGTGATAACCTTTATAGCCGCTGCCAAACTTTTTCCAGACTGATAGCCTCCTACTATTCCAGAATGAAGCAAATTAGATTTTATAAATTGCTGTTGTTTTTCTCTAAGATTACTGAGATTTAACTGGTTGGTTTTATCTATGTAAATAATTTTATCTTTCATCATTCTTATCGAATGTAATCCCGATAATCGGTGTCATTGTGCCGTCATCACTTGATAAATCTAATTTTTCACCGTACTTTTTAGGTTCTAATTTAGATAACATCCATTTACGTGAATCAATCCTTAACCTTGCTCTATTGATTACATTGTGGTTTGTTATTTCCTTTCCCTCCTCAGTAATTATAACGTCCTTATACTGATTGTCTGCAATCTCCATAATATCTTCAAATATAGAGTTGTGGCGTTCACTTGTCGCGCGCACGTATTGTTTGAGTTTGTTTTTATCTGCATCGATCCATTTATAGAATGTAACTGAATCTGGCATATCTTTAGACTTCAATATAGTTCTTAATGCCATTCCTTCGCTTATCTTTTCACAAATGGTATTAATCAACTGTATTTTTTGTTTCTCGCTGTATGCCATTACATATACTTTAAAAAGTACCATGCTATTTCAATCACCGCCAAAATAAGCACGAATATTATTATTAAATTTATAGGTTGTTTTTGCTGTTTCATCTATGCAAATATAGTTATTTACATTAATATAAAAAAGTCCCACTCAATAGCAGGACTTTTACAATCAAACTTAAACCTAAACAAAATGCTCTCGAATTGAGCTTTGTAGTATTCCAAAGGTAGTTAAATTTCTGACATAAAAAAAACGATTATCTCTAACCGCTTAATTTTGATTTTTATGATATATACGTCTCATTTCATTGATTAATTCATCAAAGGTTCGTATGTACCCCATATCCACAACAAATGACAACTTTTCTTGCAATCCTTTTAATTCACTTAACTGCTTAGAGTTTGCGTTATCTCTTAATCCTGAATTATGTTTTCCGAATACAATATAATTTAATCCTTTGGCAAGAATAATTCTTTGCTTAGTGTTTGGCTCAAAAATATTGACCGCTTTATTCAACATTTTAAAATCATCCCCGACAACATCTCTGTATTCAAGAATTTTCCCATTTATAAATGTAGTTATTACCTCATCGGCAAATACAGGATTGATTTCAATAGCCACTCTAATCATTAGATTTAGTTGCGCCCATGTTCCTCCCTGCTTTCCTCTTTTTGTTTTAAGTACATTCCTAACTTCCTTAATGTCAGATACTTCCAAATCCCCTAATTTGGGGTATTTAGATTTTTCCTTGTTTTCGAGCATTATAATATACTCTTTAATGCTTTTTAATTCCAATATCTTGTCCATTCTTACAGGATTAAAACCTTCTCTTGCCCTATACTGGTTCCCGATAGACACTAATTCGTTAAGATTTCCCATTTTGTCTTTATGACCTATGGTTAAAAGGTTATCTCCAAACCTTACTTTCATTATTGCATTTGTTTTCATGCTTCACGAAGTTCTGTTATATTATTATTAAACTCAATAATAAGTCGCTCAATTTCATTTGACGGAACAAGTCCG